ATGCTCTGTGCCTGGTATAGTTTTACCATTTATCTGTCCTTGATATTCTCTAATCTCATCATGTACCTTTTCTTGTTCTGCTTTTGAACCAGGTATATCAAATAAGATATTAACATCTAGGTCGGCGTCAGCCCTATATTGTTTTGTAAGTATTGAACCTATTAAGGTATACTTAACTACTTTACCAAATTTTTCAAATGTCTTTATGCCATCTAATACTTGTTTCTTAACAGATGGCTTTAATACTGGATTAGGTGTATCTGCTTTATCAAATACTCCTCTTGCATAGTCTTTACGAGGTATGTCTATGATACTCTCACTAAAAGACTTTCTATTTAAATTAATTTTAGGATAAATTTCTTTTGCTAACTTAACACTTGCCTTGTGATCTGAAGGATAATGCCAACCTGCATATACTCTTCCCATACCACATTCATCAGCAGCGTCAATCAAGCCTTCTCTATGTTTAGGATACTTTTCAGCATAGTATTCACCAATCAATCTACTTTGTAAACTATGACCACTAGGATATGCTGGTGTCTTCATACTATCACTAACAAGTGGCATACTATTAAAATCTAATTTCATTGAGTCAGCAAGGTGATATGGTCTTGCTCTTTCAAACTTGTTCTTAAATTTTCTAGCAATAGCTGCACCAGTTTCTGCAATCTTATCAGTATTCTTTTTATCTATTTCTAAATTGTTTTCTTTTAGATATTTTTCAATTGCATATTCTGATTTAGGATCGTGGTCTTTTACTGATTGTTCAATCGCTTTATTTCTTTGTTTGAACATACCTTGCATTGCTGTCATCTCAGCTTTAGTTGCTGAAGATGTATTTGTGCTAGGTTTAGGACAAGTCAACTCATCTATGTTGCCTGTAAAATTCTTAATAGGTTTTTCTTCTACCTTAGCGTGTCGTAAATTTTCTATGTCTGTAAAATCTTTAAATCTCATCTTTTACGAGCCTCTAATTCTTTTTTCATCCATTGTTTGGCCTTATAATTTTGTACTGGCGCACTAATAAATCTTCTTACTAACTTACCAATTCTGTTCATTGTAAGAGTGACTAACTCTAAATCAGATTTATTGTTATCTACCACAATAAATTTAGCCATACCAAATAGTCTTTGAAACTTACCAATGTTATTTTGTACACCTTCCCAACTTGACTTTGTAATATACTCTGGGATGGTTCTTTCACGTCTGGCGTTTCTTGCCAATGCGACTTCTAAACTTGTATTAACAAATACCATATAACTATCATAACCAAGTTGTTGCAACATGTTATGGTTTCTAGCAATTATATCATAATCTCTACCTGTACTATCAATTACTAAACCAAGTCTGCCTTCTACATATTTATCTAATTGTGAGATAGCAGTTCTTTTGGCTGCCTTTCTTACAATATCTCTAAAATATGTTTCTTCATCTGGCATATTTAAAGATAAGTTTGCCTTTTTTAAATTTCTTTCAAATGCACTATCAGAATTTACTATTTTTAAACCTGTACCTGCAAATGCTGATTGAGTTACAAATGATTTACCTGAACCAGGACCACCTGCTAGAAAGAACGCTTTGAATATACCTGGGTCATAAAGTCCTTCAGATAAATGTTGTATAAAACTATTTACTTTCATTTTCTATTTTTCTTATAATTTCTTTAGCAGTTTCTTCAGGTGTACCACCCTCTGCTTTTATTTCTAAAAATCCTGGTTTCTTTCTTAAATATTCTATTACAGGACCTGTTTCTCTTTTGTACAATTCTATTCTATTACCTATAATCTCTTCCGTATCATCTGCTCTACCTCTTGCAAGTAATCTTCTCATTACTTCTTCGGTACTTACATCTAAAAATACTGCATAGTCATAACCTATTTCATTCTTTTCCATATCTTCAACTTGTTGCATATATCTAGGCCAACCATCTAGTACATAACCTTTAGGCGATTGCTCTACTTTCTTTTTAATTAATTCTAACACTATCTCATTAGGAACAAACTCACCTCTATCAACAATACTTTTAGCAATCTTACCTATTTCTGATCCTTTTTCTATTTCTTTTCTTAACATGCCACCTGGATAGATATGTGTAATATCAAAATGTTTAATTAGATATTCAGTATAAGTTGTTTTACCTGACCCAGGTCCACCTAATATAATAATTCTTGTACGACCTAATTGTTCAAATATAAAATCTCTAAAACTTTTCATCCTCTTATCCAGTTCTTGCTTAACGTAAAGTTAGCAGTTGAAAATTCTAATCTATCTACAAGTTTTACTGCGTTGCCCATTCTATCTACAGCAACATAGCCTTCAGGATTTGTAACTTTGAATCCAGTACCTGTCTGTAAAAATGTACCAATAGATTTTATCTGATTCATTTTACCTACTAGAAAGTTCTTAACTCTTTGTAGTGTTATATAACTAGCAATTGCAAAGTAAATATCATTATCGTTGCTATCAATAAATCTTAAACCATCGTTTCTTATTTGTTCATATTTCTTTTTAGCGTTAGCAGTTTTTTTCTTTGACGCCTCATCATCTAATACTTGAGCATAATACTTTCTAAAATCTGCTTGTAGTTTTTTAACATTGCTGATTGATTGTCCTGCTCTGATTTGTGTATTGAAAAATATTTTTAATCTCATACCTACTGACAACATATTAGTTTGTCTTTTTAATAAATCTAAAATTCTTTTACCTTTTGATATTGATCCCATAGCCATTCTTAACATACTATCATACTGATCGCTTTCTGTTGTTGTAAATGTAGCAACACCAGATGAGTCTTTATAACTTGCGTCATCAAAAAATACTGCTGGCGTCTTTGCAAAACGATTTACATTGACGCCAAAACTTGCTTTGAGATCGGTCATTTTTTTGCCTGTGTAAGAAGTGTGAAAAATGATACCTAGTTTAGCTCTTTTGATTCTACGTGCAAGGTCAGTATTTTCTGGTACAGCGTATGTTATAGTGTTAGGTGTAAATGCGAGAGCATCCTCACCTCTTATAGATACGGACTTAATGTCACCAGGTGTAAATAACAAGTCGCCTTGTACAACACCTCGTATACCTAATTTTGGTAATTCTTTTAAACATACAGATAGTTTATCTACTAAACCACCTGCGTGATTTTTTCTAATGTCTGATTGTGTGTAATTGATTTTAGGAGTTACGTTGAATACAGATTTTGATCCAACAAAAAATCTGCCGTTTTCAGGATTGATACCACAGAATACAGCAGGTGCACCATCCCATTTAACAGATACGTTTAATTTTCTACGTGATGAACCTATCAGCATGTTTCTTATAGATTTAAGAAACTCTACAGCGTTGACACCACCTTGGTATCCGTTATTAATAATTTCGTCTTCTAAATGTTCTAAATGAGTGTTTTTTGCCTCATTTAAATATTGTTTAAAACTATACATTTTTCTCCCACTATACCCATTATAACAAAAAATATCGCTCTTGTCAAGCAAAAAATATCAATAATCCCATAATAAATCACTTCTTACTAGACTATTTATACTATTTTGCTATTACAAATTTACCTGATAGGGGAGTCCTTGATGTTATGTACTCAAACATCAATCTTAAAACTTTATTGCCTTCGTCTTTTTTATTGTCTTTAAAAAACTTTTTAAGTATTGGCATAACTTCGTTGATAACATATATGGCACTTATAGCGCCTCTTTCAAAATCAAATCTTGGTTTATCTTTTCTTAAATATTCTATCTTCTTTAATGCGTCAAAGTATTTTTGTTCACCTTTTTTATACTTGTCAAGTATTTGTTTTGCAACATCTGGATTTACAAAGTGTATAATTTCTGATAATACTTTCATAGAACCAATTGAACCACCTCTTGCCTCTGCCTTTGAGAATATAGCTTCTGCAACAAATCTTTTTGCACTAGGGTCATGTCTTAATTTTATATCACCACCAGACTCTAATAGTATTCTCATATCTCTAGTATTACCTTTTGCAGGATACTTAACCTTCTTATATGGTTGCCATTCTGTTACACCTTTTATAGCAACTTTTTTAATATACTTTATTTCTTCTTTTCTATCAAAGTTTACCATTTGAAGTGTGGCTTCTTTTGTTGTCTTTTTAAGTGATAAAGGAAATAGATCACCACTATCTATTAAATCAGATGTAATAATGTTAAGGTTTTGAAAACTATAAACTTTTTCTTTTGCACCTTTTAGTTCTTCGTGTAGTGCTTTTTTAGCTTTATCTGTTGCAAGGTATATGTCTGCAGGATTCCATTTGTTTAGATTACCAAATTTAGTTTGTGATTTATAACCTGACTTATTTGCAATCTTAAATAACTTCTCTATAGTGCCCATTATATCTTTGTCGCCTCTATAGTAGAATATGTCCTGAAAACCTCTTTGAGAAATTTTAAAATCAGGATCTATTTTAGTTATGTCGTTGATTAATTTTTTTGCAATCTGTAAAGATGATACGTACCATTTAGTATCTTTCTTTAAAAATATTTCTAATTCGTTTAGTGCTACACCAGGTGTTTCAATGTTCTTATGAGCTGCCTTTAAAGTAGCGTCTGTTATTTGATTTCTAAAATCTGTATAATCAGGATACTTTTTAGGGTCAAATAGATGATTAGTTCTTTCAGCACCTATGTAATCTGCTATTGAACAAAACAATGCCTGTGATGATTCTGCTAATGTTGTTAAGTCTGCCATACATATATTTATCTACGGCCTCTCTTTCTTGCTGGCGAATTGTAGTTTGTTTTACCTTTATCTGTGATTTTTTCTTCTTCACTTCTACAATCAAAGAAAGGTGGGAAACCAAAGACACCAAATGTCTTATTTTTGTTTTGAAATTTAGTAAGTTTCTTTACATCTTCCTCAAAGAAAGACTCTTGTAATACTAACTTACTAGGCATTTCAACGCAACGCCATATGATTTCACCTTTTGACTTAACCATTTCTGTCTTATAGTAGATAGATGGTTTTCTTTTTCTTGTTGGTTTTTTCTTCATAGATTCAGTATTAATTTAGCTTCTTCACTTAACATATCTCTACTAAATGGTGGAGTATGTGTTAATATAACCTTTACATTACCCTTACCTGCTACACGTTCAGTAGCTTCTTTTATATCATTGCTTATCTGATCTCCCATAGGGCAAAGCATAGAGGTTAGTGTGTGAGTAATTGTAACTTTATCTTCTTTTATATCAATGTCGTAAATCAGTCCTAAATTAAATACATCTACAGATGGCATTTCAGGATCATAAACTCTTTTTAATTCTTTTATTATATCATCTTTCATTATACTTTAAAATCTGAAAACTTATCGTACACGTCCACAGATTGTGGGCCTGATGGTTTCTCAATCTTCTCCTTACTTTCTTGGTTACTATCTACAATCTGTTGAGCAGATTGTTCTACATCATACAATCTCATCTTACTTCTATCTACACCAATTATAAATGCACGATTAACAGCAGGATCATTGTAACGATTCTTTAATTGTTTAACTTTGATTTGACCAAGTTCTTCAAGTTCATCATTTGAAATAAGAGCAAACATGAAGTCAGCAGTTGCAGGAAGACCAAAACTTTCTGAAGTATCTTCAAGCCCTACGTCACTTGATAGATAACCAGATCTGGTTGTTTGAGTAGCAGATACAATAGGTACATCATATTGTACTGCAAGACCTCTTAATTCTTCAGCAATTGCTTTTACATAAAAGTATGAGGATATATTACCACCTTTAAATCTACTACTAGAGCAAATGTTTAGATAGTCAATGAATACTATATCAGGTTTAAATGATTTCTTTAGGGCAAGTTCATCTATCAAAGATTTGAAATGACCAGCGTGAGCAGCTGCTGTAGGATATTCTTTGATAATTAGTTGACCATTAATTTTGTTTTGTAGTTTAGATGTTTTGTTGTCGTATATTTCTTTTGGCATTTCATAGAGATCATCTATGGTTACATCTAATAAGTTAGCGTCAATTCTTTCTGCGATACGTTCTTCAGCCATCTCTAAAGTTATATACAATACATTCTTACCTTGTGATATAACACTACTAGCAAGATGACACATAAACAAGGACTTACCAACACCAGTACCTGCAAGAGCAACGTTAAGCGTTTTAGGTGGTAGACCACCTTTAGTTATTCTATTAAAATACGAAAGATCAAACTTTAATCGTTCTTCTACTCTATGGTAATAATTAAATCGCTCATCTGTCATGGCAAGATAATCATGCCCTATATGTTTATCAAATGAAACTCCTAATGCGTCTGATAAGATACTAGGTATTGCCTCTGGTGTATGTTTCTTATCTTTACCATCAATGATTTTGATACCTTGTAATACTGCATTATACACAGCACGATCTTTACACCATTTTT